TACTTCGACACATACTCTGCCGCAGTTCAACACGCAAAAGCACAAGCAGAGAAGAAAGGATTTGAAGTAGTTGAAGACGATTGGTTCAATCAAGTAACTACCGGTAAGGGTAAACCTGGCCGTGGTAAGACTACACGTCATACTTTGAAGTTGACCAAGAATGATAAACCTGTACGTCAAGGTTTGTCTATTCAAGTCTACAATCGTGATAGTGCAAAGAAACCCTACGAACTAAACTTCTACGTGAGTTAATATGAAAAAGTTTAACCACTACAATGAGATAGATGAACACTGCGAGTGTACCGATTTGTTCGAGGACTTGGTAATAACTGAGTCTGAGTACCAAGGTAAGAAGGTCAAACTTAATGACCCTATTCGTACATCCGAGAACCCTAACAAGAAGTTCAAGGTATACGTTAAGAACGAAGCAGGTAAGGTTGTTGTGGTTAGGTTCGGTGATCCCAATATGTCAATCAAACGGGATGACCCCAACCGAAGAAAGTCATTTAGAGCAAGACACAACTGTGCAAATCCCGGCCCAAAATGGAAAGCAAGATACTGGTCTTGTTATCAGTGGCGCGGGGGATCTAAAGTTGACAATTAGTATAAATACACCAATAGATCAAATGGAATCCATGATGCCCAATAACGATACATCTAATCATCGATTAGACAGAATTGAACTTAAAATCGATAAACTTGCCGAAGCTATGATTAGTCTCGCACGTACCGAGGAAAAGATCCTTTCTATGGAAAGAGAAAATCAAAATCACTTTGAACGTATGAATCGATTTTCTCAGAAATTGGATTCTATTGAAACTAAAGTAAACGAAAATGCTCACACCGTGAGTATCATCAACAGACTATCATTTGTCGGTGTCGCTGCAATAATTGGCGCCATCGTTAAAATGATGTGGTTCTAAAACGGAGACTAAAAATGTCAAATGAACTAAAGGGTACAATGGAGGCATATTTGTCAATGGTCTCCGAAGCAAAAAAGAAACTTGATCCAGTAGACGATAAAGCGAACGATAAAGAGTTCAAAGATCGTAAGGATAAGGACATCGATAACGATGGAGATGTTGATTCTTCTGACGAGTATCTTCACAAGAAACGTGCTGCAACTGATGACGCGATTGACGGTGGTAAGAAACCTGCCAAGGGCGTGAAGGAAGAGAAGGACGAAGAGGAAGAACCTAAGAAGAAAATGCCACCCAAGAAAGATGGTGATGCAGACGAAGGTGAAACCGAAGCCGAAAAAGAAGATGATGATGCCGAAGAAGTAGAATCGGACGGTGAAGGTGACGCAAAGACACCAATTAAGAAGAAGAAGGCGACTGATACCAACCCTAAGACTTCTGATGCTACCGCAGAGATCTCTAAGATCGAATCTGTCAACCGAGTAAACACCCGTGAAGCATTCATTGAAATGTGGTCTAAGGTTGAAGAAGCTGTCAATCAGAAGAAAGGTGCAACTCCACCCGAAGAGATTGATTCAAAAGAATCACCCAAGGGTAAAGAGTTCAAGGCAAAACACAAAGTGGATAAGATTCCCCACGATGAGTTAGAGAAGATCGAAGAACCTAAAGAACGTACTGTGAAAAAAGAGATGAAAGAGTACGAAGTCATCCGTCAAATCCTTTCTGGTAAAGCACCGGAATAACGGAGAGTAATTATGCAATGTCCTAAATGGTGTAAGAACGCAGTCCCAACCCTTCGTGGTTGGGCTGACCCCAAGACCGGTGAGTTGTTTGTATCAAAACGTTTCACCCAAGATCAGATTGACGAATACAATAGTGTTTCGTTGGTAACTGAAGAAGTTGTTGTTGAAGAACCACAATTACTTCAGGAAGCGCCCGCGAACAACAAGTCTCTCGAAGACATGACTAAGACTGAACTGCAAGCAATCGCAGAACAATCCGGTGTCGAAGTAAGTAAACGAGCTACTAAGAAGACCTTACTAGAACGATTGATGCTTAAATAATATATAAGGTATATCATGAAATTCTATTTGCTAACCTCTAATTCTTTAGAGAGTCTCATACGCAATAGTGAAATTATACATTCTGAAGATCTGGTAGTTGTCATCAATACTCGCGATGACAACTACCGTGACTACGCAGAAGAACACTGTATAGAAAACGATCTCGAATATTATATAACCCCTTCTGATGGCACTCCTGCCACCGGCAAGAATTCTGTGATCAAGTTATTTCTGGAAAGTGACAATGATTATATGGTTCAGATAGACGGTGATGATTTTATTACTCCTCTTGGATATAGATTATATAAGTCAGTATCACAACACCCAACTCCTCCCGATATGATAGTTCACTATCGACAACCAAGAATAACTACTGGATTAGATACGGACTACATTCTAAAATTGTGTGAAGATTTAACTAAGTTAACCAAAGAAGATATTAAACTGACCGAGTTGACATATCCCTGTGACAAATCGAATCCTCAATATGCAACCCAAGTTTATGAAACTCTCCTATGGCATTTTATGACAAGGGGACATATGGATGCGCCGACATCACACAAATGGTCTGTTGATAGAGTTGAGTTCAACCATGTCATGAACAAATTTTCTGAGGTTAAAGAATATATGACTAGAATGGTTTTCTATTCTAGAAATATCGCTAAAGAAATTCATTTCGATAAAGAACTGACAATTGGAGAAGACACTCTACAGTTTTTGAAGGTGAAGAAAATGGCTCTTGACGGAAAATATAATGTGGTTCGTAGAAAAGAAAATCGTTACCCCACATATATGACAACTGAAAATGACCAATCGGTAACAAAGATCAGAAAAAATTGTTGGGAATGGATGAGACCACTTATCGATAAGATAAATATTCTCGAAGAAAGAAATGAATCACCCCAACCTTATATGTCTTTACCAGAGTTTATAGATGATACTTACGCATAAAACATTTACAATATACGCAGCGAAGAACTATTACAATCCCACCTGTATCGATAGTGAAGAGTTCTTTAATGATATTAAAAGATTCAAGTATGTTAAACGATTGTTAAACAAGTACGAAGTTTCGGGTGAGTTATCCGAGAGACTAGTACTGAATCATTTGATAGTCATCTTTAACTGTTGGGGATTTGAGTCTGGTATTGAGATGCTTGCACTCAAGATTGATCCCCCACACTGGAATGCACTCAAACCATTTCTAATATTCCTGAAGGCCATAGACATCAATACTGACCTCACTGGTATAGGTCTTGATCCAGTGGTGGTTGAAAAACTGAGAAAGATATGATATCCCCCGCAGAATCTAAGTGTGGTGATTGTCATGCTTGCTGTGAAGTTCTTGGATTTACAGGTGAGTGGAAAGAATATGACACACATAATGAAGCCGATAAATATGATATAAACTTTGGTGCGTGGCAGACTTGTAATAAACTATGTGACACTGGATGTTCTATCTGGAATAACAAACCTAAAATATGTGATGATTTCTTTTGTTCCTATATTACAGAAAACCTTACAGATGATTATAGACCAAATCAAAGTCAAATTCTTCCAAGGATACGAGATGGTATTTTGATTTTACATTCTTTGGATAAAACTCTACCACCAGAAATTCAACATGATAAAAAGAAACAGTTACTCGATAATCTCGCAGAGGAGATTTTCGTAAGTATAGGGAAAAAAATTCCTGTTCTATTGACTACTAAACAGGGTGAACTTTGGATACGAAGATGATACATTACTGGACATATAAACCTGAGAACTATGAAAGACTGAATGAGAAATTGCGTATATTGATTGAAAATTTTCCGAAGGGAGATCAATCTCAGAAACAAGCATCTTCTCATTATGATGGATACAATCATCCAAAATCTCTCAATATAAACTATCCTGAATTTCAAATGCGTAGGAGTTATGCCAGTTGGTTTGACAAAAATAATAAGACTGGATATGTTGATTGGAAAGTTCCACCCATAGATCCAGATTATAATCAAAAATATAAAACTATTTTTTGGGAGGGTGCAGCCCCTCTACTACACAAATTTTCTAGGGACGTTGCAGTCAGATCCGACACTGGGTTAAACTATCAGATTTTCGTTGATGTTATGTGGTTCCATCAAATGACTAAGGGTGACTATGATAATTGGCATAATCATTTTGGGTGTCAATGGATTGGTATATACTACATAGACCTTCCAGAAGGTGAAGAAACCGAACTCATGAATTTTGAAGGTGAAGTCTTTAATGCGAAAGTAGAAGAAGGTGATTTGTTGATTTTCCCTTCTGGTTATCTACATCGTTCACCCCCAAAGACCCATGATGATAACAAGACAATTATTGCGTTTAACTTCAGTGTAGCAACCAAGTATTCGCAGGAGATGTTAGTGAAATTGAGAGAGACACACCCTCAAAATTATTTTGAAGATGTAACAATGACAAAGAAATTTAAGGTATAAATAGACTCATGGGAATATTAAAATCAGCAGCAGACCTCGTATACACGATACGTTTCTTGAAACTGTTAGTCACACCGTTTGACAAGACAGAAGCATTCAAGGCGGGTATCATTGATGCAGATGGTAACAAGAACAAAGACTTCAACCTGAACTCTACGGATGATCGGGATGCCTATCGTTCGCACTATACACCATTCCATAGACTTGTTTTCAATCTAAAACGAATCATGGCAAAAGCACCGGGCGGTCAGTCCGTGGTTGCACGTTATGGTGCGGCACTCGCACTCATCAAAGAACATGGTGAACTCTCTGACAAGAACTTAAACAAGATTCATGCTGAGACTGGTATTGATGTTCTGGACTGTCTCGCCGAAGAAACTAAGTGGTTTATGTTAGAAGGCAATGAACTATCGCCTGGCATATACAAAATGAAGAATGAATCAATCACCACTAAGTGTGAAGAGATTGTGAAGAAGGGTGATCAAATCAGAATCGTAGAAACTCATCCTTTTGATGAACTATTGGGGTTACAAGTTTACGAAGCCGTGCACTTGAAATCTAGTCAGAAGGTCTATATTACTACTGCGGAAATTACTAAATGAGTATACAAGATAAGTTCGATGAACACTTCCCCAACTTGAAGGTGAGGGAAGGTCATATGTTATTGACGGATATTACCGTAGAAGCGTTCACCTCTATCTTTGATACTATTGCACCCAAAAAAATACTAGAGATAGGATTTAATGCGGGACATTCCGCATTTTGTTTTCTGGAAGTACTCCCCGAAACAGTAGTACATTCTCTTGACTTGGGTAGACACAACTATACTCGACCATGCGCTCAGAAATTAAAATCCATATTCGGAGAAAGGTTTAAGTTTGGTATAAAAGATTCACACCATCTAACTCCGGATAATATCATAGGTGAAAATTATGATATGGTATATATTGATGGGGATCATAGTATAGAAGGTATAATGAACGACTATGACTTATGTAATAAGGCCGAGATTGAGTGGATCTTAATAGATGATGTTAACCTCTTTCGACACATTCGAGCATTAGTAAATCATGTCCATACAAGTTCCCATCATCCGTATCGGATAGCGGCAACATTACAATTTGATAATAACCAACTGATCAAGAATCCCCAAGCGGAAATAAATGATAGGATGACAACAGCTATGTTACTACAAAGAACAGGAACTACCGATGAAAACGTTCAATAAATTTAGCGAAGACACAACCACATCTTCTGTAGTTGGTACCGGAGACGATTCCGATACTGTCATCGTCCGTAAGAAGTACGACAAGAAACGTAAACGTAAAGATCAAATTGCTATCCTCAAGCGATTGATGGGAAAGATCAACAAAACTTCTTGACACCCCACCCCCACTCTGTTATAATTACCCCTATACATTAAGGAATATATCATGAAAACGTTTGAACGTAAAGGGGTCAGTGTCTCTGTCTTTCAGGGAGACGAAGATCTGTCTGACCTACATATCCTACAAGACAATTTGGGACTGGCTGGTCTCGAAAAAAATAAGATAATCTACGTATCTTTAGAAGGTACCGATGATAAATACCTTCACCCCGACAGATTTATAGTCAAAAATTACACCGCGTCTTTAATAAACCACTTCATGTGGGAGGGTTTACTGACGCAGAAAGAACAGGATGAACGATTATATCAGATGATAGATACCTTTATAGATACAGGTAAACAATATATCATTGAGGATTACGAGTTTGTTGAAGATGAACCATTTTACGATTACAGCGGTGGCAGAGAATAAATGAGAATAGATAAGAAGAAAGACGCTTTATTAGAAGATTATGCGATTGGTATGTTGAAGGACTTTTACTTACAAGATGGTGAGAAGAGTCCACAAGAAGGTTTTTTACGTGCAGCGAAGGCTTGGTCAATATACAAAGAAGAAATGGACGAAGACCTTGCAGAAAGACTTTATGGTTATGTTAGTAACAAGTGGTTTATGTATGCGTCTCCCGTTTTATCTAACGCACCTGTTGTTGGTAAGAAATCAAAGGCAATGCCTATCTCTTGTTTCCTTACCTATGTACCAGATACCCTAGAAGGATTGATCGAACACACCGCAGAACTGCGTTGGTTGTCGGTCATGGGGGGTGGTGTAGGGGGTCATTGGTCGGATGTCCGTACCGTGTCTGACGTTGCGCCTGGCCCTATGCCATTCATACATACCGTAGATGCTGACATGATTGCGTACCGTCAAGGTAAAACACGCAAAGGATCTTATGCTGCATATATGGATGTTTCGCACCCTGATATCATCGAGTTCCTGAACATGCGTATCCCTACAGGTGATGTACAGCGTAAAGCATTGAACCTTCATAATGCAATTAATATCACCGATGAGTTCATGGAAGCAGTTAAGTCGAACAGTCAGTTCGATCTACGTGATCCAAAAGATAATGGGGTTAAAGAATCGATCAATGCACGTAAGTTATGGGAACGTATCCTAGAGACTCGATTCCGTACAGGTGAACCGTACTTGAACTTTATCGATACTGCAAACCGTGATCTACCGCAACCACTGAAAGACTTGGGTCTCAAGATCAATGGTTCGAACTTGTGTAATGAGATTCACCTTCCTACAAACGCAGATCGTACTGCGGTATGTTGTTTGTCGTCTTTGAATCTTGAATACTTTGATGACTGGAAAGATACTAACATTGTGGGTGATATCGTGCGAATGCTCGATAACGTCCTAGAATACTTTGTAGAGAATGCACCAGACTCGATCAGTCGTGCGAGATACAGTGCACAACGTGAACGATCTATTGGTTTGGGTGCGATGGGTTTCCATTCACTTCTCCAGAAACATGGAGTTGCATGGGAGTCTGATAAAGCACGTGAAATGAATGATGTTGTATTCTCACACATTAATATACAGGCAGTCGCAGAAACACAGAAACTGGCCCTAGAACGTGGCGAGTATCCTGATGGTATTGGTTCGGGTAGACGTAACAGTCACTTGATTGCGATTGCACCTAATGCATCATCTGGTGTTATTTTGAGTACAAGTCCTTCTATCGAACCATTGAAGGCATGTGCATATACACATCGTACTCGTGCGGGTAGTTTCTTGGTTAAGAACAAATACCTTGATCGACTACTTACCGAGAAGGGTCAGAACAATGAATCGAACTGGACTTCTATTATCACCAATAAAGGTTCGGTACAACATCTTCCGTTTTTGACCGAAGGTGAGAAGTCTATATTTAAGACCGCACAAGAGTTAGATCAGAACTGGGTAGTACAACACGCAGCTGATAGACAGAAGTATATCTGTCAAGGTCAGTCGGTGAACGTATTCTTCCCTGCCGGTGCACCTAAATCATACGTGAATAAGGTACATCTCAAGGCGTGGAAGGAAGGTCTTAAAGGTCTATACTATCTACGCACCGAGGCAAAGTCTCGTGCAGAGAATGTATCGGAGAAGGTAGAACGTGTTGCATTACAAGAAGATAGTCGTAGTATAGTATATGGTATTCCCAACTGTCCGTTCTGTGAACTTGCAAAGGAAGAATTGACCTTACGCGGTATTAATTATGACTATATCGATTTGAAAGAAATTGGTAAGTCTGCGGCTGAAGTGACTGGTCGTAGTGTTAAGACTGTTCCACAGATCTATATCCAAGGCAACTATGTCGGTGGTTACGAAGAACTAATGTTGTTCTTGGGTAATGCGGACGCACCAGCACAAGAAGATAGTGAGTGTAGAGCTTGCGAAGGTTAGTAGTATTTGGAGATAGTTTCGTAGAAGGTTATAGAGCCTATCCAGAAGCAGAAGTGACACGTTTCAATATGTGTCACTTTTTAGAAAGGGAACTTGGTATAGAAGTTGTCAACTGCGGAAGGAGAGGGGCTGGTAACACATCTATCGCAAACAAAATATTCAGATATATACAGTCGAATGATATGACCAACACATCGATCTTGGTGGTTTGGTCAGGGATCGATAGGTCTATGGAATTGAATCATGAGTATATAAAAAATAATGACAAGTACATGGACTTTGATTATCCAGACTATATAGTTGGCGGAACAAGAAAATTCGAGAAAGAAAGACTTGAACTTGAAGAGTATCGAAATATATCTACACTACGATTGCAGTCAGAAATATCATACCATTCGGTGAGAATGATTTGCCAAGACTATGATGTGCCTGTTATAATGACCAATAGTTTCGACAATACTCTTTTCGAAAGGAAAAGAACTTTTCAGAAGAGACCCCGAGACATTAATTATATTCACGGTAAAATAAAAGACTGTTGGATAGAACCAGAACACCCTTCTAATACTTTACTTGATATAATTATAGGTGAGTGGTTAGAAGAAATAGATGACAAACCAATGTGGTTACCTCAAAGGATACACAGAGTAAAACATATAGTTAGATCAGACCCTAGTGAATATCCTGATATATCAATTTGTGTTCACCCGTCTGACTTGGGTAATGAACTTATAGCAAAAACATTAACACCATATATACTACCAATATTACAGGAATAAAAATGGCACTACTAGATTTTTCCAAAACGTACAAACCCTTCCAATACCCATGGGCTGTAGAACTGACAAAGAAACACGAAGAGATTCACTGGGTTGAGGACGAGGCAGAACTGTCCGAAGATATCCAAGACTGGAGAACCAAACTCACCGAACAAGAGAAAGAGTTCATTACCCAAGTATTGCGACTGTTCACTCAGTCGGATGTGCAGGTAGGCGAGAACTATCACGAACTGTTGATCCCTAAGTTTAAGAACAACGAGATACGTAATATGTTATCTTCGTTCGCGAACCGTGAGGGTGTACACCAACGTGCATATGCATTGTTGAATGATACCTTGGGTCTACCAGACGAAGAACATTCTGCCTTTATGGAATATAAAGAGATGGCAGATAAGATTGACTTCATGAAAGAGGGTAACATCAACTCTCACACAGGTCTTGCATTAGTACTTGCACAATCTGTATTCAACGAAGGTATGTCATTGTTTGCGTCATTCGTGATGTTGTTGAACTTCCAACGTTTCGGTAAGATGAAAGGTATGGGTACAATCGTTGAATGGTCTATCCGTGATGAGACTATGCACGTACAAGGTA